ACACAATGAATAAATTTTTATCAGATCCAGAGTCAAAAGTTATATTTGTTCACTGTCAGTGTGGAATTAATCGAAGTGGATTTTTGACACTGTTATATTGTATTCAAAAATTTGGTTACGATTTTGATTCGACTGCTAAAATGATTCTAGCACAAAGACCATGTGCATTAACAAATCCTGTTTTTCGCGAACAACTTATAAACTATATTAAAAGTAATGGGAGATCTGGGTAACAATCCTATATGGTCAAATTTAGAAAATGAAAGCACGGAACTGTTGGGTCCGTCCTACAGCTATTCGGATAATATTCCAGGTCCTGGTTCTTTGGGTGTTGGCTCAAATGGAACATTTGGACAAATTAGTACCAACTTGGGAGCTGTTGAAACATATGTGAAAGGAATGATCACAGGTGATCCTCCGTTAGGAAACCGTTTTTTCATAAATACAGGTGGTACATGCACAGCAATAGACGGATCCCTACAGTCTCGATACAATTTTATTAATAACATTCCGGGTGGCGGTAGCCCACCTGCAGGTTTGCAAGATTTGTCATTTCTATCAAATGATCTTCGTGGATTAATTCCGGGAATCATGGAAGACATTGAAGGTCTTGATCCATATTATTTATTTAGTGCTATGACGGCAGATGGAAGTCCTCCTTGTGACTGTTACACATGCGATGTAACAAGTGGGGGTGCTTCTTATTTTTTGACTACATCCTTATCTCCTGATTTTGATCCAGCTCTTTGCACCAAGACTGATATTTCTAAGTGTAAGCCCGCACCTAAAGAGTCATTCACAAATCAGTTTGATACAACTATGATTCCAACAGTTCTTGCAGCGGCACTCCTTTTATTTTTTGCAATGAAGTAGTATTTTAAGAGTGAAACTTTAGTGAAACAATAAGATGGAAAATATCTTCCGTATAAAAAAGACATCTGATTCATCGTCGCCTATAAAAACGCAGGGCACGCTCGATCATATTCATTCTACGATCATATCATCAATTCGAGATACTAAATTAAATACAAATGAAATTGAAGAACAATGTGTAAAATTGGAAGAACATGTTGAGGACATGACTGTATCAAGTTCAATTGAACAAGTTGTTAAATCGTCTAAAGCAGAATCGGAATTAAAAGAATTACGGTTTAGATTAGATTCTAAAAATCCAGTTGAAGAATATTACGTAAAAAATGCAGACATTATGCTTCAATATTACGGAAATACAGAGAAACCAAAACAAGCAGCAACGTCTTGTATGGATGAAAATACATTCGTAAAGTATTTGGTCACAAGTACGGCCGGCGATACTGGTAGTCAAAGTAAAAAACAACTTTTTGAAGAATATGCTACTCGTATGAAACTGAAAGGAATGGAAGTTGCGGAAATGAAACAGGTTATTACCGAACACTGTGAGTCCTGTAATATTGCTCGTGAAGAATTGACATCAGAAGGTGTACTTGTATGCCCTAAATGTGGATCAGAAGAATACATTATGGTAGTATCTGATTTTCCTTCATTTCGCGATCCTCCTAAAGAACGCAATAATTATGCGTATAAAAAGATCAATCACTTAAATGAAATTTTGAATCAGTTTCAAGCAAAGGAATCTACAATTATTCCAGATGAGGTGATGCATGAAGTCATCAGTGAAATTAAGAAACGCCGTATTCAGAACATTGCTCAAATGACCGAAAAAGAAATACGAGACATTTTAAAGAAGCTAAATAAATCTAAGTATTACGAACATGCCGCTCATATTCTTTCGAGACTTAATGGAAACCCTCCACCAACGATTACGCCAGAAATTGAAGAAAAGATTCGTACGATGTTTCAAGAAATCCAGGCGCCTTTTTTGCTGTACTGTCCGGATGACCGCACTAACTTTCTGTCTTATTCGTATATTTTGTTCAAGTTCTTCGAGCTGCTGGAACTGGATGAGTACAAAGCGTATTTCCCTTTACTAAAGTCACGTGATCGTTTGATTGCACATGATTTTATATGGAAAAAAATTTGCGAATATTTGCGCTGGGAATTTATACAAAGTGTTTAAAAACGGATTTGTCACGTATTTGTTACATAACTCTCAATAAAATGTCTGTCACTCTACTTTCTGTCAACTATAACGAGTCGTATGATGATCTGGTTGTAAATGATACTAACACTGTGCGTGTTATGTACTTTGCTGGTCAAAAGAAGGCTAAGCGTGATGATTGGATTACGCCTGGATCAATTCTAATCGAGAAGATTGATAGCCAATGGCTGTATGTTGGGATTGTAATGTTTGTTTATGAGGTAGAGCCAGTTGATGGAGTTGCTCGGTTTCTACTAGTTCTAGAGAAGAACAATCATTCTGGAGTTACGGGTAAGACCAAGAAGCTTCTTATGGAGAAAATTGGTTGGATTCTAAGTGATGATGCTCCCGGAATTGCCCACGTAACTCATGTTTAGAGCTAAAACGGTATAATATACCAATACAATGCGTTTTTTACTTATTAGTACTCATGTTGATCAAATGACCGGCTATGCTAAAGTTGTAACAAATCTACTTCAGCAGATTTCTACCGTTCCGAATGTAAAAGTTTTTCATTTTGGGTTTCAACGGCATCCATCTCGTCCCGGAATTCGAACTGCTCCCAAAGGTATTATTCAATATGATGCTGCAGCAAATGAGGATCCTCGTGAAGAAGGATTTGGATTTAATAAAATTAACGAGTATATTGATACAGTAAATCCCGATATCGTTATGATCTATAATGATCCATTTATTGTTTATAAATTTATTGAAACGATGAAATATGAAAAAGATAAATCATCGTTTAAGCTTTGGATCTATCTAGATCTTGTATATAAAGGAACTGTGAAACCCATTGTTGAAAAGATTAATCAATCGGCTGATCGTATTTACATGTTTTCAGATACATGGGTTAAAGAATATACAAGCTACGGACCTGCTCCAACAATTTCAGTAATGGAACATGCTGTAGATTCCACTGTGTTTTTAAGAGCTGATAAGTACACACGTAGTGGTCTTCGCATGTCTACAGGTATTCCAACAGATGCTATTATTTTCTTGAATGCAAATCGTAATTCTCAACGAAAGCGACTTGATCTTTGCATTATGTCATTTGTTGAACTAATTTCACGAGATATTACCAAACCTTACTTTTTGATGATTGTAACTGCTGCTACAACTCAAGGCGGTGCATATTATGACATAACTCGTATTTATAATACTGAACTTGAAATGCGCGGTCTTTCATTGGATACAATCGGTAAACGACTCATACTTGTCGATTCTGCAGCAACTCCACTGTCTGATGCTAAAATTAATGAAATATATAACATCACAGATATTGGAATTAACACTAGCGACGGAGAAGGGTTTGGTCTCTGTCAACTAGAGCATTTGTATACTGGTGCTCCTCAAGTTGTAACTGATGTTGGAGCATATTCTGCATTTTTGACTTCCGATGTTGCAGAATTTATTCCATCGTCTGGGCATTCGTATTTTTCAGGATCAATGCCAATTGGGTTTCAATGTCCAACATTTGACCACAAAATGATTGCAGATGCAATGCAGAAGACAGTCGACACGCTTGATGAGCGTCGTGCAGCGGCTAGAACTTATTCGTTCAAAACGTGGCCAGAAGTATGTGCTAACTGGCTTACGGATATTCGCAATGAATGTAAATAAATGGAGACCTTTTACAAACGAATCGGTGAACTATCTCACGAACAACGCAGAGCAGTTTTGACTAATATTATCGCTCAAATGCGTCAACACCAACAGCATCCAATTGCAGACGCATTTTATGATATACTGTCATGTTATCCAGAAATTCCTTTGTTTAAACACGAACAAAGCTTTAGACTCTATCTTGCATGGCCGAAGATTTTTGCGATGCAAAATCATCCACTTGTTAATCAAATAGTAAATCAACCTATTTAAATTGAATGAATTTAGTAAATAAAATGCCAGAGTGTTCAGTTTGTATGGCTGATATGGACATGGAAGAGTATGATGATCCAAATGAATCGACACGTACATGTGTTCGTTTGGATTGTAAGCACGCATATCATACCAAATGTGTTATTAAGTACATGAAACAAACCAACTACGAATGTATTCTTTGCAATAAACATCGTAATCCAATTGAAGAAGCTGGATTAATTGAACAAGCACACGCCGAGGTTAGAAATGATAAAGAGTTTCGTAGACTTAAGAAAGAAGTTAGAGCTGCAGCGTCTGAATTTACTCAGACTAAAAAGATCATGAAACAGGCAATTCAAGAGTTTATCCGTTCGCACGCAGATGAATGGCAAGCGAACGAAAAAAGAAAAAAAGTGTTGTCGCTTGAATCTAAGCTTGTGCGATATGTTCGGAAGTTTGTTCTTGCCAAACCTATGCTAGCAGGAGCAGTTCTTCCAAAGTTAAATATGTGGAGTAGAAATTCTATAAGTGGTCTGAGAATGTGGCAGTACCGAACTAAATATGTACATTTTGATGTACTCTAGACATTGGTTTCAGAAACTTTCATTTTAAATTGTTTCAACGATTCCTTCAGAAATTTTGCATCTTTATTAGCTTCTACCATTTGATCATAATCATATTCGATCGTTTTAGTCTGAAGACGATCAGGATAGTATAATGTGATGCGCGACCTACACAAATGATCGGGTCCAATCCAAACGGCATGCAATCCCACCATGTCAACCATCTTTTTTCCAATCTGAACAAATCGTGACATTTTAGTTAAAAAGGATTACAGTCTTTAAGTTTCTGTTTTTATAATTATCTTATTGGAATCAATGATTGGACCTACAATTTTATAAACATTACTAAATATTTCACAAGCTTTTAATGCATCATCATCATCAAATTGTATTAATATATCTGTCTTAGATGTTATAAATTTAATTTCAATATTATTAAAGAATCCTCTGTTTTCGCGCTTAATCTTAAATTTAAGTTCTTGTATATGATCTTTAAAATTCTCAATTTGTATGATAGACGGTTTAGTAGAATGTCCATTGTGTATTTCAAATTCTCCAGAACCAAAGTGAAATGTCATTAAAGGTGTCCACCATATGTGAACCACAATTTTAGTAGATGTTGCCATCTTGTTTGCTGATTAAAAAATAGAACA